GTTCGCACCCAAAACGCATACACACCCATACTTACCAATTCACGGTAAAGCTGATGATAGTGATAAGCTTGATGGTATTGATGGCGTTGACTTTAAAAGTAATGCTGAATTTATTTCATTTTCAAATGTATCTTTCCCCGCTAGAGCCGAGGAGAGTTGGGCTGATATAACATCATTGAACAAGATGACGGGCAAAAATTTTGATGTGTTAGACCATGGTATTGTTAAATTTAAAAAAGCGGGTGTGTATAGCATTAAAATTAAAATTGTTAGTGATAGTAATATCATTGGTGCAGATAAAACGAGAGTTAAAATTACAGCATGGCAAAAAGCAAATCATTTTTATCCTACAAATGATAGATGGGACGCGGTGGAGGTTGAGATTAAATGTTATCTATGGGTTGGTTATGAACTTAGATTTGCATACGATTCTGGTCGTTTGCATACATGGCATGATAGTAGATTTTCATATATAAATATTACTAGAATAGGACAATTACAATAATGGAAAATTTAAAAAAAGTAATGACTGAACAAAGCTCTTTAGTTTTCGATATGAGAGATGAAATTATAAAGAATAGGGCAATAGATAGATTTGTTTCTATAAAGTTTAATGAATATGGAATTATTGATTATGGACGTATGATTATAGAGATAGATGGCAAATTTGAGGATATTGGGTTAACAGATACTTTACTTACTGGTTTAATTAATGAAGAGCTAGAAAAAGAAGCAAAATTAGAGGCTAATCTAAAACGTGAGGAGATCCTTCAAAAAGGGACACTTACAGAAGATAAAAAGATTTGGTTTAACATGGAAACGGCTCAGATGTTTATCTCTGCTTTTTCTACACTAGATGAAGATGAGACGCTCCCATGGCGTGACGCTAATCGTGAAGTGGTAGAGCTTAGCTTTACACAAGCTAAAGCATACGCTAAAGAGATTAGAAAAGTCTTACAAGCGTTTTATGGATTGGTAAAGGCATAACATGAAAAAACATATTTATTTACTTATTGGCTTGGTTTTAGCACTTTTGGTAAGTGGGTGTAGCTCTACGGGGCAACCCACGCCTAACGGAATGGGTACGCCCGAGGTGCTAAGTGGAAACGAGGTAAATCTTTTCTCTTTGGGTAGTTTGATTACTGTCCGTATAGGAGAAACGACCATAACAAAATCTAGCGATGTTCATATCGCTACACCAAATAAAAACAAGGATTAGAACAATGAAAAAACTACTATTAATCGGGCTGATGCTCATGGCTTCATTTTTTACCGTAGGGTGTTACGAGACATCAAAAACAGTAAATAACTACAGTCAAGAGGATAACGCCTCTGAAACAGTAAACGGCTTTACCGTGGTACAAAATAGCGTTATGTACGGTAAGTTAACCCAAACCATAGACGGGTTAAATAAGTTTGAATGTTTCCAAACATTCGGACAAAGTGACGATGTAGATTTGACCTCTTTTGGTGCGTATCTGTTGGTTAATGGAGATATTGCAGATGGTGCAACACCTCGTAGCGATGGTAATGGTGGAGTAGATGGGATTAAATTCTCTTTTATTTTATCAGAAAAGCAACTTAACGAACGTGTGGCGTGTGCTAGTGAGTATTGGTCTAATGGTAAGCACTTAATGATTAAGAGCCGTGACTACAGCTTCGGTAATGCCTCCGATGATAAAGAAGAGACTCAGCAGCAAGTAAAAACTGAGACAGTACAGGTAGACAAAAACGAGACCACAGAGTCAACCGATACTAACGAGATAAACGGGACTAACTAGGTCATGTTATTAGTAGGTCTGTTTTTTACTATAGGGTGCTTTGTGCTTTGTGCTTTAGCTCTCTTTTTAATGAGTGGGTGGGAAGTATGAGAGTAGTATTTTTAATTATGGCTAATTTGGTAATTTTTGCTTTTTTGCTTGTGGTTAGTGTGATTGTTATCCCTCTCAATATGGCACGTTTGGCGTACCGTAAAGAGAGTGTAAGCGATTACCTTTTTACACTCATACTAGGTCAAGACCAAATCGGAGGCTCAGCACTCTATGGTACAGAGGATTTTACTATCTCGTCAACGACCTACTATTTACACAGTAAAAAAAATAGATACGCTACTTGTTTTATGAATTTCATAAATGGTTTGGCTTATGGTTTTGTACTCCTTTTTTATTGGTCTGATGATAGAAAAGAGGTTTTAGATATACAAAAAAATCACTGTAAAAACTCTTACTATAAAGAGTTAGAAGAGTTGAGAATTAAATCAAATATAGGTGGTGTAAATGAAAAATAAAAGTAATGCAATCTTAGATGAAAGTGAGATGCTAGAGTGGTATAGCGATGATACCAACCATTACGAGCCGTTGATAGATAAAGATAATGGTGTAGTGATGGTTATCCCTTTTTCTTGTGACTTTGAGGTCACAGATAAAGAGGGGAATATCAAGCTTAGAGGTGTCAAAGGGCAGGGCTTAGGCTACGACCTAGAGACTAAACAATTAATAGTTATAGAGAGGAAAGAAAATGCCAAGTAATTACGGTGTAAACGTCGTAACGGGCGTTAAAGCTTCACGTCCTATCGCAGTCAATTCTAAAACGCCTATTTTTATAATGGGTGCAGTAGTAACGGCTACTTTAAGTAAAGCGGTGAGTGATGCTTTAAAAGCAAATGATAAGATATTGCATTATAGCAATATAGATTTAGCCTATGAGGCTTTTAAGGACTCTACGGGAACGATTAGAGGTGCTTTGGACGGTATTCAAGACCAAGGTGTAAATTGTCCTATTATCGTATGTTCAGCGACGATTTCAGAGCCACAGTCTAAAAAAGAGGCTGAAAAATTCTATGAAGTAGCCACGATAAAAAGTGACATCATCAAAGGGATTAAAAAAGCACCTACGGCTATGGCTATCTATGGTGTAAAATCAAACTTGATTATAGCACCTAGATTTTCGCATGACAAAGATGTATACAAGCAGTTAGAGATTACAGCTACTTCTTTATCGGGTACGGGAATTGTAGACCTTAACGCTACAGATGAAGCAGATGCAACTGTTAAGATTAAAGATTTTGGTACACGTAGACTACTTGTAACAGACCCTTACGTAAAAGTATGGGACACAAAGCAAGATAAAGAGATTACCGAGCCAATGAGTCCACGCGTTGCGGGAATGATTGCACATACTGACGGACTCAGAGAATACGGGTGGGCTGATAGTGCCTCTAATCGTGTAATGCAGGGTATTAGTGGGACGGCTAGACCTATTCACTTTATCGCAGGTGAAGAGTGTGAGGCTGATAGACTCAGAACCCTTGGTATCGCTACGGTGATTAACTATAAGGGTCTAAGACTTTGGGGCTTTGGTACTACGGACATTGATAGCGTTTGGCAAAGTTTAGAGCGTGTAAGAGTGTTTGACCGTGTGGCTGAGGCAGTTATGGAGGGTGTATTTTGGGCTATAGACCGTAGAGCTGATACTTTACTCTATGCTAAAGACTCAGTCGATGGATTATTACTCTCTCTTAAAGGTGCAAATGTACTTGTAGGATATGACATCTATTGGCATCCTACTAAAAACACTAAAGAGGCTTTGACTGATGGTAAGTTTTATCTCGTTGTAGAGATGCAAAATATGCCTACAGTAAGACGCTTAGAGATTGAGTGTAACTTTACTGATAAGTTTAGTCCAATCCTAATGAAAATAATCGGAGGTTAAAAAATGGCAAAATTTGATAAAGATTTACTAAATGGTCTGAATGTGTCCGTCCAAGGTGTAGGACACTTGGGCGTTACGGGTAAGGTCGAACATCCCAAGCTAGATATGGACGTAGTCGATGACATATCAACGGGTAAACTAAAAGCTCAATACGTGACTATCCCGTTTGAAAAGTTTTCAAGTGCGGTAATGGCTGAGTATAAAAACAACAATTTAAAAGCAAGTGACCGCCGTCCTCTTATCCTTAAAGGGAATATTAGACGTGACGCGGTGGACGTGCCTATCGTGCTTACGATGCAGGGTGAAATCCACGAGCTAGACGATGGCTCTTTAGAAGTAGGTAAAGAGGTCGGGCGTAAAGTAAAAATGCGTCTTGACCGTTACACAAAAACCGTTAACGGTATCTCAGAAGTGGTTTATGACCGTATCAATGAAGTGTTTATCATTGATGGTAAAGACCTACTAGCTGAGTACCGCCAAAACGTGAACTAGGAGGGTAATAGATGACTGAATTTATAGCCTTTTTGGCTTCATTTCTTAGCGTCCAAGAGGATAGCCTAACCAAAGATACTCACTTCGTGAATGACTTAGGGCTTGACTCTCTGGACGCTATAGATTTGGTAACGGCTATAGAGTCTAAATATGACATTGAGGTAGACGATGCAGATATAGACTCTATAAAAACGGTGGGCGATGCTCTAACATATATTGAAACAAAACAAAACAAGGAAAAAACAATGGCAAAAAGAATTACAATCACAGAAGATGAAATGGCACACAGAGTAAACAAAGTAGCAAAAACACTAGGTATTGATATTTCAATCGAAAACACTGGTAAGCTTCTTGATATTTTTGAAGATGAGACAAAAAAAGCAGTAGTAGAAGAGAATGCAGATGTTAAGATGAGACATTTTGGAACATTTACAGTTGCACACTTTAAAGCTCGTCCAAGATACAACCCCGCAACTCAAAAGACTGAGCAGTTTCCAGCAGTCAATAAAGCCAAGTTTGAGGGTTCGGATGAGTTTAACAACGCTCTAAACGAAACGGTGTAACCGATACGATAAAGAGGATTTTTCCTCTTTATTGGCTTTAGTAAAGCGTAAAATGTATTTACTTTTTACTAAGGTTTTGTGACCTTTATAATCTACCAAAAAGGCAAAAAATGAAAGATAACGATAAAGAAGTAGTAGAACTAGAAGAGGGTAGCGGTTGGGCTATTGTAGATGTGGATGATCCACAGCGTCCCGTACCCGATAGATTTATAGAAGATATCCAAGTCTTAAGCGTATCAGATGTAAAAGTAAAAAATTATGATGACGGTGTAACCGTCGAGGTAGTAGAGTTTATCGAGGGTGACGGTGTCGGTATTTCAAAAGTAAAATTTAAGGGGCTATAATGAGTAACAGAAAAGTAAAATATGCAGAACCAAAAAAGATACAGCTAAGCCGTGAGTATAACTTTAGTGGTACATGGAAAGATACGCTAGTAATGCGTGAACCTACTATCAAAGATGAGAAAATGGCTAGAGAGTCGGTAACCGATGAGTCTCAGCTACAAGAGCGTCTATTTTGTAATCTATGTGATATAGAAATAGAAGAGATAGACCAACTAGCACTAAAAGACGCTTATCAAATTACACAAGCGTATAACGATTTTTTGTAATTTCGGCTGACGATATAATTGAGGGTGTTAGCTTTATTTCTTATAGGCTACATATAGATATTAATCGTCAAGAGGCTATGACTGTTAGTGAGTGGCTAAAATACTACAAACAAGCCGTTAAAATTCACGAAATGGAACTTAAAACGCGTGGGCTTCAAATGTAACGCCCACCGTGACCTAGCAGCAGTAACAAACCGTGACCATACGTAATAAAATAAATGTGACTGATCCTGGCATAAAGAGTGTGACAGACCAGGAATAAAAAACCGTGATTACAACACTCTCAAAAACTCCACCAATTGAGCTTTATTATTATTTGTTTTGCCATAAGTGGAGTGGAAAAGTCTATGACATTTTTCACATAGAATAGCCCCATTATCTACATCTAATCTTTTATCTTTATTGGTTGCGTAGCTCTCTATATGGTGGGCATGTAGTTTATTTTTTCTACCACATTTTAAACATGAAAAATTATGTTTTTCTAAAACTTTTATTCTCCAATATTGATAGCCAATGATATTTCTATTTTTAATTCTTGTGTCTTGTTTTATTTCTTTGTATAGGTGATGTAGTTTCCCCTTTTTTATATTGTTTTTTTGGCATTTAGTAGAACAATATCTACGGCTACGATGGTTTTTTTTGTAAATAGTAAACTCTTTTTGGCAAAAGGCACACTTTTTAATCTGAGGGGTAAACCCCTTACTATTTATGGATAAGGTTTTGTTTTTACACTTTGCAGAACAATAATATTTCTTTGAAGGTCGACTATTAAAGTGTGCTTCTGTTCTAGTGAACTCTTGATTACAAAGAAAACATTTCTTTGTAATCCTATTTGATAAGTGTTCCCCTTGTGAAAATTCATATTTACATTTCATGGTGCAAAAATGATGTTTAGTTTTGTTTATTTTTATTTTACTTTTATGAAATAAAGCTTTACAATTATCACAATAAATTTGTATTTTTTTAAAGCGATTTAAGGCATAACATCTTTTGCTACAAAATATATGTTTTTTTATTTGGCTTTTTTCTTTAAAAAACATCTTCCAACATTGGTCACACTTTACCTCTATCTTTGCCATAATTAAGCCTTGTTTTCAAACTTATCTATAGCCTTAAAGAGCTTTTTATCTATTATCTTTACGGTATGTAGGATTGAGTGTATATCTGACTTATGAGGGTTGTTTACATAATTTTCTAGGGCAGTTCTTAGTACTGATGATATGCTTTGAGCTTCGCTTATTTCTGATAAGAGCTTAGTAATAGGGTTTTTTCTGTTCATAATTTAATTCCTTAATGTTTATTATTTCAACATTGTATTATATATTGACTTAAATGTCAAATTATTGTAATTTGTCAAATTGATGTACATTTTGATATAATGATAAAAAATAACAAGGCGGACAATGAAAACAAATGAAATAGAAAAATATTTTGGGCTAACGCGTTCTACTTTATCAGTTTGGCGTAAGCAAGACAGTACGGGTAGGAAATTGCTTTTAAGAGTTTTGGAAAGTTTACCCGTAGATTATGTAGAAAATATACTAGAAAAAGAAAAAGAGGGTATCACAAAAGACACAGAAAATAAAAAGCTATTAGAGGGTGAAAAATGAAAGAAGAGACAAAAGAGTTTTTGTCTGGTATTGTAGTTTTGGCATTTATAGGTTTTGGTATATGGTTATATTTTATTGATGATGATGTTGTAAAAGTAGATAACAATAAAACTATATATACAAACATAAAAAATAATATAAGTACAAAAAAAGAGCCAATAGCCATAGAAAAAGATACCTACAACCCAATACCAAAAAAAATAATATTAGGGATAAAGCATACCTTGGAAAATGATTATCATATGACAATCAAAAGTGGTAATCTATGTTCTGAAGACGGTGAAGCGTGTGAGATAAGAGCAGATGAGGGTGATAAAGATATAGTAGATGAAGTTCAGATAGCCGTAACTCATAAGTCAATAGATGTTTTTACAAATACTACGGTTGACCCTCAATACTATCAAAATATATGTAGTGGTGTTTTATCTTCTGTATCAGGGATTGGTAGTAGATACTCACAATCTATCATAAATGATTATTTTGTTTATGCTTCTACTAATGGCTCTACTACTTGGGAGCTTAACAATGTAGAACTAACCATAACTCCCGATAGTTCAAGTATATTAGAATGTAGTTTTTATATTTCAAAAATAAGATAATCATCTCTTTTTATAGGCTACTATAAACTACTAAAAAAATACTTTCCATATATGCCTATATGGCTTGTTATATGACACTCTTTTAGCCATTATTAGCCTAAAAAAGGTTAGTGATGGCAAGTAGTGGGGCTTTATCGTTTAATATTGTATTTGACTCAGCAATTAAGGGAAGTGGATTTCTTCAAGCCTCATTTAAAGGTATTCATACTTATGCTAAAGCCGTTGAACAAATCAAGCTTTTCAAGGGCGTATCATTCCCAAAACTCAACGACCAACTACACACTACAGTTAACCATCTTGACCGTATGCACCGCTCAGCGGTTAAGTTTCGTAGTGCTATGGACTCTAAAAGTTTTGATGCTTCACCTTTAAAGGCTTCACTCTCTGAGGCTAAAAAAGATATGACGGGTATCGCAAATCAAGCCAATAGATACAAGCAGTCAATGGGTGGGGTAAGAAACGGGGCTAAACGTGTAAAACATACTACCCATAAAGCCGTAAGGCGTGGCGGGGCTTTTGCGGGCGGTATGGTCGTTGGGGCTTTTACGGGGGCGGTGGCTTCTATTCAGCCTATTCGTACAGCTATTACCTTTGAGTCTGATATGGCAGATGTAAAAAAAGCTACTAATGTTAGTGATAAAGATTTGGCAAAGCTAGAGCAAAGTATTGGGAAAATAGTAAATAGTAAACAAGGGTCTTTATTAAATGCTTCACAAATAGCAAGGATACAGACAGCAGGGGGTAAGAGTGGTGTAAAAATGAAAGATTTACCACAGTTTACTAAAGATATGACTATGGCTTCTGTTGCTATGGATTTGGATACGGGTGAGGCTTCTACGGCGTTTACTAAGATGGCTAATCGTATGGATATACCTATTGGCAAAATTTCTATACTTACTAATGCTTTTACCGCTCTTGAAAATAGTGGTACAAATTCAGCAAAAAATTTAATAAATACTACGGGTAGATTATCAGGCGTATTTCGTGGGTTAAAGTTCAAAGCACCACAGAGTGCAGGGCTGAGTGATTTTCTTAATACGTTATATGTATCCCCCGAGTTGGCAGCTACTTCTTTTAAAATACTGACTGATAGATTTAAAAAGACAGATAGTAAGTTCGGTTATTACAAGCGATTACAAAAAGAGGGTGTAAGTGGGTTAAAGTCTATCATACAAGAGATTAAAAGCTCTATGAGTGATGAGGATATGATTAAAACCTTTGGTAGTCAAGGAGCTAGTGTTATTTCCAATATGTCAACTAAACTACCCGAACTTAAAAAGGCGTTAGAAACTGTTACAGACGCTAAGACAGCTATGGCAGTAGCCACAGAGTACGGTATAAAAATGTCTACTACTGAGGCTAGAGAGATAGCGGTTAAAAATAAAATACTTTGGGAGTCAAAAGAGCTTGGTAACCAACTAAAAGGCTCTTACATTTCTTTTTTAGAGGTTATACCAAAGGCGATTAGTTGGACTAAAAGCTTCTACATGGAAAATAAAGAGGCTATCCATACCGTGGGTAAATGGACGGGTGTTTTATTGGGTGCAAGTGTTGCTATAAAAACTATATCAGTTGTAGCCTCTCCTTTTGTTGGGTTGTTAAAAGGTGGCTACAAGTTTGTAAGTTGGGTTATGAAGTCTAAAAGGGTCTTGGGTGTACTTAGAACGGGTCTACTTTTTGCAGGTCGTGCCGTTTTATGGTTAGGCAGAGCTTTTTTAATGAACCCTATCGGTTTGGCAGTAACAGCCATAGCAGGTGGTGCGTATCTTATTTATAGTAATTGGTCAAAGGTTAAAACATTTTTTGGGAATTTTTGGACAAACATCAAAGGGTACTTTAACCGTGGTAAACAATTTTTAATGATGGCTTGGTCGTGGTCACCTCTTGGGCTCATTAGCAAGAATTGGGGACAAATTACAAGCTATTTTAAAAAGCTAGTAGTCAAGATAAAAGCACCTTTTGAGGGGTTCTTTAATTGGATAGGTAAAAAATTCGCGTGGATCGGGTCACTCGTTGGAAAAGTAAAGGGTTGGACTAGCGGGGCATTGTCTACAGCTAAAAACTTTTTAGGTATGGGTGAACCAAAAGATAACACGCTTAAAAAGCGTGAGGCAGATATTCCAAAGGCTCTTAAACCACATAGACCAAAGAGTAGTTTTTATGATGTAGCACCCGAAAAAAAGGCAGATTTCATCTCTTTAAAGGATAGCCTAAAAGTATCTACTTTAGCACCTATCAATAATGAAAATTATGTATCTACCATAAAAAAGCCAAATTATCATAAGCCACAAACGACCTTCAATGATGTTAATACAAGTTATGAGACCACTTTAGCCAATGCTTCACCTATGCAGGGATTAACGCAAGGTAAGACGGTAAAAGTGGGGATTGAAAACATAAACGTAAAGGTAGAAACAACCGACGGTAAATTTGATAACGAGCATTTTGTAGCCCAAGTAGAAAGGGCTATGAGAGAAATTAATTACGACAATGAGTCGACAGCATACGAGGAAACGGCATAGATGGGTAAATTATTATTATTTTTAGTATTAGGAGGCTATTTGATGGCTTGGGACGTAGGCACGGTTACGCGTGTAGTAGATGGTGATACGATTGATATTACCTATAACGGTAAGACTTTTAGAGCTAGATTAGTAGGCATTGAAACACCCGAAAGTTTTAAAAGTAAAAAGAGTAAGAAACAAGCCAAAGAGTGCAAACTTACAGAGCGTGAGATTTTACACCTTGGTAAGTTGTCTAAGATATACACGAGTCACGCTTTACCTCTTGGCTCTAAAGTATATTTTTTAAGTATAGGGCTTGATTGGTTCGGTCGTAATCTAGTTTGGGTTAAAGATTTTAACTTCCAAATCGTAAAAGATGGGTACGCCCAAGTATACGCCCATGCAGATATTGACTATAAGACAAAACGGGTTTTATATGCTATTGAAAAAAGAGCTAAATTTAGAAAAAAAGGAATTTGGCAAAATATTAAAAAGGACTGTTTCTAATGGATACGAACGAGAAAAAAGAAAAAATATCGACCACCATATCACGCTATGTATTTTTACTCTTATTGGTTTTAGTCGTAGCAAGGATTATTTTAAATCCCTCTGAGGCTGATAGTCTTAAGAGTTTACTTGATGCGATGGTAGAGCTTAATATTTATACGTTTATAGGTGTATTGGTTGGTGCAGGTGCTATCAATAAAATAGCGGAAATGTTTAATAACTATAGGGGTAAAAGATGATAAGTAAAATAATGGCAAATGTAAAGCTTTACCTTTGGGGATTTTTGCTTTTTGTGTTTATAGCGTTAATGGTAACGCTACAGATAAGAGGTAGAAAATTAGACAAATTAGAGCTTAAACTTCGTCGTAAAATTCAAAACATAGAAGTACAAAAAGAGGTTATCAAAGAGCAGGAAAAAAAGGCAGATTTTGAACGCTCAGATTTAAAAGAAAACTTAGAGGTCGTAAAAGACTTTGAGGCTATAGATAATGAGGTGAAAAATGAAAAAGAAACTATTGATAACGACAATAGCGATAACTTCAGCTTTAACGCTTAACGGGTGTGATTATAATAGGTATTTAAAAATACCGTGTGATTACCCCGTCATTGAAAAGGTGCATAAGCCTAAAAAAGAGCATATTAAGGGTTACACCAAGTGTAGGGCTTTAATTCATGGTAAATGGGTGTTTATAGGTCGTTGTATAGACTATAAAAATACTCTTATCTTAAAAACTCAGAATAAAAAGCAATTACGAGTGATAACAGCGTATGAAAATAAAATAGATAAATATACCAAAGAGTATACAACCAATACAAAAGGGGTTAAACTATGGGACATAAATTAGGTAATCGTTCATTAAAGAGATTGGTAGGGGTTCATCCTATGTTAGCCTTTTGTGTGCATGAGGCTATTAAAATATCTGAGGTTGACTTCGGGGTTTTAGATGGTGTGCGTACTATGAAACGACAGCGTACTTTAGTTCGTCAAGGAAAAAGTAAAACATTTAAGTCTTATCATCTTTATGGGTTAGCCGTGGATTTAGTCCCGTTTATCAATGGACGTTATACGTGGGAAGATGAAGAGGCTTTTATCCTCATAAGTGAGGCTATGAATGAGGTAATAAATCGCTATGATTTAAAAATTCAATGGGGTTTTAAAAAGTGGGGTTGGGATATGCCACATTGGCAAATGACGGGGTATAGAAGTAAATACGATATACGTCGAATAGATAGTAAGAGGTTTCCCTCGTAATGTTAGCTAAATTAGACTCTTTCCCGTTTGTGATGCACGAGTCACACTTTAAGCAGATAGAAGAGGCTTTTACGTGGCATTATGCAGAACATAAACAACTAGGCTTTGACTCAACTTATCACGCCGTTAATGGACGTTCTCATAAAATAACACTTAAGGGGTTATTGGTTCAGCAAAAAATGGGAACATTAGACCCACTTATTGAAATAGCAGATAAAAAAGAACCCGTAAGACTCACTACTAAAACAGATGATTATTATGTGCTTATAAATGGTCTCAGACGTGGCAAAGATAGATTTTATAAAGAGGGTTCATACTCAGTACAATCTTTTGATATTACGCTTACGCGTGTCTCTAGTGGTGGAGGTTTTAACGTGGTTAATATGATTTCGAGTTTAGGAGGTGTTTCATGGCAAAGCTTCACATAGCCTCAGACGGTGAACGTATAGACCAAATAGCTTTTAAATATTTTGGTTCTACTGTACCCGTAAAGCAGATATTAGAAGATAACCCTTTACTGTTTGATAAGGTGGCTTTAAATGCAGGGGACAAAGTAATTATTAATCAAGTAGAGATAAACCCTATAGAAGATTTACCTACGGGTCGAGGTGTGGCTCTATGGTAGAGGGTATCGTTAAAAAGCCTTTTTTCTTATTGGAGGCTAACGGGGCTTTGGTAGATTTAGAGCTTGGAAAAGATATTAAATCTATCACATTTAACGATAAAGAGGGTATCAACTCAGATAAAATCGCAATAACAATTATAAACCCTGATTACAAAAAACCCGCAAAGGGTGACGAGTTGGTTTTATACTTTGGATATGACGGCGTTCCTCTTATGCTTTGTGGTCTTTTTAAAGTCGATGGTTCAACAAGAAAAGATAATAGAGTGCTTATCGTGAAAGGTACAGCCGTAGATTTTAAATCTCCTATCAAAAAAGGCAAATCTGTATCATACGAAAATACAACCGTTAAAGATATTGTTTCTTTAAAGGCTAAAGAGCATGGACTAGAGGTAAAAAGTGACGTAGATGTAAATATCCCTTTTTTAACACAAACAAATCAAAACGATTTAGATTTTTTAAAAAAGTTAGCTGATGAGTATAACGCTATTTTTGCAGTAAAAAATAAGACATTAGTCTTTACAAAAAAGAATAAAGCAGGTGAGTTAAATCCCGATGTTCCTACCTTTGAGTATGACGCTGAAAAGGTGACAAACTTAAGCATAAATGAAACATCAAAAAAAGAAAATAAATCGTGTGAGTGTGTTTATCACGATTATAAATTAAATAAAGAAGTAAAGGTTGTAGTTGGTGATGGTACTCCTATATTACACTATTCGGGCAATTTTAAAGATGAAGCAGAGGCAAAAATAAAAGCTGAGGCAAAACTAGAAAAATCAAATGAGGGAATTATTCAAGGGTTTTTTACTAATGAGGGTGATGTAATTTATGCAGGGGCTAACCTCGTATTGACTAACACTATCCACGGTGAAAATGACGGGAACTATAATATAAAAACAGTTAACCACCGTATGACCTCTGAGGGTTGGACTATAGACGTTGAATTTCAGAGGTAATAAGCAAGTTATAGTAGGTCGTTATTATAGATTTTATAGACTTAGAAAAAAAGAATATGATACGACAGAATATGAGTTACTCAAAGTAAAAGGTAATCATCTCTATTTTAAAGGCTTTGACGGTCGGGGACATAAAGATTATTTTAAAGAGTTTTTCGAGTTAGTGACCAAACGTAAGAAAAAAACCGAGACAGCCCCTGGAATAAAAAGCGTGACTGATCGAGCGTAAAAAAAGAGACGGGTCCTAAGTAAAAAAGTGGGACTCAGCAGCAGTAGAAAAAAATCAAGGGATCTCTTTAATTTTTTTACGTCCCGCTCTTTTTCTACAAGTACCATCATAAAATCTTTTATGTTTATTTCCTCTTAGTACACGCTTACACCCACACTCACAAAGTTTATTGTCTTTTCTATCTTCGGTTTTTAATAAGGGTGACACACCTGTAAGGCTTAAGCGTGTCACATTAGCCACCGCCTCAGCCAATACCCTACCAATAACCAAAGGTACGCCGTTACCTACAGCCTTTTTTTTACCTACTACATTAAAATCGGGTAAGTCGAAATTGTCGGGTAGCCCTTGCAGATGACAAAGCTCTTTAAAACCTCTCGTATCTGAGGCTAAAGCACACCCGCTTACTATCTCTTGCATGGGTAGCCTTGGAATATCTAAATATAAATCATTGTTAGAACCAAATTGTATGTGTCTTAATCGACTTACGTTAGAGTACCAACCTTGATTAATATCAAGCCTTTGGTGGGTGTAACCGTCTATCTCAATATCGGGTACGCCTTTAACATTCTCTAGTAGCCACCAAGTAGGCTCACACTCTTTAACGACTCTTATATATTCGTTTACCATTTCGTCTGAGTATGTTCCTTTTACTCTCTTTAGTCCCGAATAATCTTGACACGGACTCCCGCCGATAACCCCGTCAAATTTACCCTTTAGCCCTTTAAACTCTCGTATATCTTGACCATAGATAATATCTCCAGCACTAACATCTCTACCCATATTATACCCGTTTAACCTTAAAGTTGACCATAGATAATATCTCCAGCACTAACCACGGTAAACCCTCTTTCTTTAAAGGCTTTATCAAGTAAACCAATGCCACTAAATAGGCTAAGTATTAATTGACTCATGTTAATCCTCTAAAGTAGATTTTAAAAGCTGATAGGCTATTTTAAGCTCTTGTGATAACTCTAAATTGTTTTGATTTAAAGCAATGCTCCGAGCGTTTGCAGTATGTTCTAGTGCTTGTGTTATTTTGTCTCTAGCATCTTCAATATGTAAAAGTATCTTTTCAAGCGGGTTCTTTTTCATTTACTACCTCACTTACTATCATTTTTTTTAGATTATCATCAAACTTTATTTTTATTATTCTTATGGGTTCACTCTTTAATGATATTTCTTTCACACCACTTACTTTTTTTGTGGTGGTTTTTAATGCCATACATATAGCTTTTCCAAGCTCTTCTAATCGTGCTTTTACCATAGGGTCGTTAATCGCTTTCATCTTCAACCTTTTTTTTTAATACTGATAAATCATAGTCACCATCAAGATAGCTAAGTGGCTCTTCATCGTCAAAATCACCGTTTAGATGTATCGTTATTATTCCCTCTTGAAAAACGTATTGAGCAATTAAAAAAAGCTCTTCTTTGCTTAAGACTATATTTTTTTTGTTAAATAGGTTATTTATCTCTACAGTTACAGCATTAGACATAATTTATCCTTTTGTGTTATAATTCTCTCAGCAAACTTTTTAAGGTCTGCAACGCTACACAATTCTAAACCCTCTTTGTCCGCCAGATTTAAGAGGGTTTTTAACATTTTAAAACTCATTTTATTAACTCCCGTATTTTTTAACTTAAAGATGTATTAGCAATAGAGCATAAAGCCCACCTCGTGACCATTCTATACGTTTTAATACTCCTCCTTGTGTTTTGGTATGCCTAAAGCCTTTAAAAGGCTTATATTGGCTCTATTTCATCTAGTATCTTGACTAACAAATGTTTAGCCACCGCGTTAGGTGTAGATAACTTTTTATCATAATCTAGTTTAGCCTTAAGTATCGCGTATTGTTCATCATCTACATAAAAAGTAATCTTGTTGGTAGCTTTACTCTTACCTAGCATTTTACGCCCTACTTTTGGGCTATCTGCTACCTTGGCTTTATCCTTAAGCTCTTGGGCTTTTTCAAATGTCATGGTGTCATCTTTTTTCATTACGTCTTTTAAACTTGCTTTTTTCTTTTCCATGGTTACACTCCTTTTTTAACGGTTTCTAAAATGTGGTTATATTGACCTATTACGGCTCTACAATTACGCTTTATAAGTGGTGACTCATTAGCCATATCGTTAAAGCTTTGACCATACTCTACGACTTTATCATATAGTGCCGTATGCTTTAGTTCTAAAATAGGTGTATTTGGTAATACCTCTTTTAGTTCAGCTTTTAACTCTTCAAGCTCTTTAGGCTTTTTGTAATCAGTTGCTACAATATAGATATTTTTGTTATATTTTTGTATCTCAAAGATGGTTTTAACAGTCCTTTTTTTTGAGTCTATTTTATTATCGCACGGTACTAAAATAATATCGCTCTTTTCGATAATATGAAGCATACTATCAGACACAAAACCACCGAAATCATACACAGTATCATTTACTAAAGCTGGTTCGCGTTGTATCATTACCATATCGGGATTAGGCATAATATCCTCTACTACACTATCATCATTTGTAATGAGGTAATAATCAAGGTCTATAGCCAAACTCACACTGAGAGGAGTTTTACCAACTCCACCTTTTTTATTTATTACTGAGACAATCATTTCTTAGCCTTTTTAGTCATATAGTTATGAGTAGCCTTTAGTCTATCTTTTTTAATTTCATGCCCTAAAATCTCAGCTTTAAAGTTGAACTCCTCCGTCCATTCTCCCGTGTTATATCCCTCTTGTAGGTAGAACATATCAGCCCAAATCTCCCTAACCTCATGAAAAGTATAATCTGTTTTAGTTAGCTTTTTAAAAGCACGATTAAAAATCCTATTGTATTTACCATTTACCTCTTTTAGTGTTAGTTTAGTAGTATCTAAATCACTTCTTATCTGAACTAGAAGAGCTTGTAAAAACTCGTAGTCTGTATCAAGACTATAAGCTTTTATTTTCGCGTCATCCGTCCCTTTTTTAGCTATACCTTTATAAAACCATTCTTTACCCTCTTTTATTATCTCTAGTGTTTTAAGTACCTCAACACTTCTACGCCCCGTAACTAGAACTTCATAGGTAGTAAATAGATAGGCTCTAGCTCTTTTTACTGATTGTTGCTTCGCTATTGGTAGCTTTGCATCTTTCCAAGCCTCTATTTGCTTTTTGTCGTCTAGTCCATCTAAATTAAGATTTAGGGCTATCTCACATTGTCCTTTTAATTCGCTAATAACTGTTTCTATATGTTCACCGTCGTACTCTTCACGAGTAGCCTCTTCGCTTTTCTCTTTAACGGTATTCATTGATTTTTCAGCGATACGGTCGTAAACTTCACCCTTTAAGACAAAGAGGTCTAGTCCAAGCTCTAAATATTCACCCCCAACCTCTTTAATGACTTTTCGCATATTCCCGTAATAACTAGCTACGGTGTTAATCTCACGACCACCCAACCAACAAAAAGGGACAAACTCAATAACTGCCTTAGACGCGTCTTTTTTACTATCTACAGACTCCCAACGGGCTTTAAATAGTGCTTCAAGCTCTTTTATTGACCCTACACCATAAACCAACTTTAAAAGGTCTTGGTTTTTATTTGTCATACCGTCATTATTGACTGTTTGCTTTAGTTCCGTTAGCTCTTTAGCCATATTCTCCATTAAGGCTTTGAAGTCAGCAGGTAACGCGGTTGTAGTAGCCTTTGGCTCAGTCCAAAGAGACCACTCTTTAATCTTTGTAGTCATCATATTAAAAGCCTTACCGTCATTGTCTACGATTTGACCGTCCTTTTCCTTATCTGCATAGATATAACGCTCAGTGTCCCACCCTTTAGCCGTTAAGCGTTTGCCACCCATTACAGCCGTCATAGCTCCCATTAAGTCCAAAGTCTCAGTAATAGCCTTTGGCTCAGTCCAAAGAGACCACTCTTTAATCTTTGTAGTCATCATATTAAAAGCCTTACCGTCATTGTCTACGATTTGACCGTCCTTTTCCTTATCTGCATAGATATAACGCTCAGTGTCCCACCCTTTAGCCGCTAAGCGTTTACCTTGTAGTAGTTCATTGATTGCTTTTTGATGTGTCATATTAAACCTTTCTTTTTAGTTGTAGGGAATTGTAGCATTATAAACCTTAAATAACTATAAAACTATATATACTTTTACATAAATATATAAATATATATCTCTGTATAGTAGGGGGTTGTAATAACTATATAAATATAAAACTATATACAGTTATTCACATATACACCAAAAATAACCGTTCTTATGTGAATAACTGTGAAACATTACGAACGGTACACCGTTAGACTT